GCCGCCAGTGCATCCCAGACGCGTCAGGAGCCGGCTCCGCAAAAGCCGGCCGGCGAGTACTCGCAACGCGATGTGGCGCTCTACATCGCCGATCTACACAAATGGGGCACCCGGGGATGGACAAAACTGGCGGCCGTGGCCCGCTATTCCAGGAACTGCCGCAACCGGGTTCAGGGGAACAAGGAGCAGGAAGAGTGACGATGGCAGATTTGAACTATCAGGCAATGGCCTTCTGGTGGAATGTGTTTCTGACCATCTGCCTGGTGGGCATGGCGATCTACCAGTGGGTGATCTCGCGTGACCGCGCCAACGCCAAGGATATTTCGGAAGTGCGTGACCTGCTGCAGATGCATGACAGCAGGCTGATATCTATCGAGCGCGATTTGCGCCATATGCCCAGCCACCACGACATCAAGCAGCTGACCGAATCGCTCTCCCGGGTGCATGGCGATCTGTCCAACGCCGTTGGCAAGCTGGAAGGCCTTGGTCGCGCGGTTGACCTGGTGCAGCAGCACCTTCTTGACGGCAGTAAGCGAGGGCACTGAGATGCAGTTTTCTGAACGAATGAGCGCGGGCCGGCGCCTGGTGATTCTGGTGGTGCTCAAAGGTGCGCCGGAGTTTACCTGCCATGAGTACCGCCTGGCTGAGCTGATGGCCGGCGATCACGGTGACGCGGTAGGGCGTGATGCGTTACGGACCGAACTCGCCTGGCTGGAAGAGCAAGGCCTGGTATTGAACCAGCAAACGCCACAGGGTCTGTGGATCTCCACGCTCACCGTCCGTGGTGAGGATGTGGCCACCGGCCGGACTGTTGTGCCTGGCGTATCCCGTCCCCGACCGGAGTTCTGAGATGCCGCGCCGATCCAAGGTGTTCGACCTGCCGCCGGAAGTGCGTGACCAGCTCAATGAGCGGCTGGTGACCTGTGGCTTCCAGGGCTACGAGGAGCTGGCCACCTGGTTGCAGGACCAGGGCTTTGAGGTCAGCCGTTCCGGGGTGCAGCGCTACGGGCAGGATCTCAAACACGATTTTGAGATGGCTATGGGTGAGGTCAAGAAGACCACCGAACTGGCACGCGCCTGGGCTGAGTCCGACGGTGACCAGCGCGGCGACTTGATGGCGGCCACCGCGCACATTGTCCAGGAGCACCTGATGCGCATTTCCCTGGCCATCCGCAAGGCCGAGGAAGAGCCGGGCAAAGCGGCAAAGCACCTCGCCACCATCAGTCATGCAATGGCGGACCTCGGCCGCATGGAACTGAGCCAGAAGAAGTGGGCCAAGGAAGAGCGTATGGAGCTGGCGCGTCAAGCAGCGGACAAGGCCAGTGATGTGGCCCGCAAGGGTGGCATGAGTGAGGACACGGTCGAGCAGATCCGCAAGGGCATTCTGGGGATCGTTGAATGAGCCGCGACAAGCTGCGTTCTGATCTGCCGAGTACCACGAAGGCAGCCCCGCCGCCGGTGCTGCTGCCCTATCAGCAGCGCTGGGTGGGTGATGACAGCCAGCTCAAGGTGGCCGAGAAGTCGCGGCGTATCGGTTTGACCTGGGCAGAAGCTGCTGATGACGTACTCACCGCTGCAGCCGACAAGTCCGCCGGCGGGCAGAACGTCTACTACATTGGCTACAACCAGGACATGGCCATCGAGTTTATCGAGGCCTGTGCAATGTGGTCACGTGCTTTCAACCATGCGGCTGCCGAGGTGGAAGAAGGCCTCTGGGAAGAGGACAAGGACGACAAGCACATCAAGACCTACACCATCCGGTACCCGGCCTCGGGACATCGCATCGTCGCGCTGTCCAGCCGCCCGGCCAACCTGCGTGGTAAGCAGGGTGTGGTGGTGGTCGATGAGGCCGCGTTCCATGACAGCTCGATGAGCTGCTCAAGGCCGCCACCGCGTTGCTGATCTGGGGCGGCAAGGTGCGCATCATCAGCACTCACAACGGCGAGCAGAACCCGTTCAATGAGCTGATCCAGGAGATCCGCGCCGGCAAGCGCAAGGGCTCGGTGTTCCATTGCACCTTCAAGGAAGCCGTGGCGGATGGCCTGTACAAGCGCGTATGCCTGCGGCTGGGCAAGCAGTGGACGCAAGCCGATGAGGACGCCTGGGTGGAAGAGGTCTATCACTTCTATGGTGATGACGCCTCGGAAGAGCTGGATGTGGTGCCGAAATCGGGTACCGGCCGCTATCTGAGCCGGGCACTGGTGGAAGCCGTTACGGACCGTGACTATGAACTGCTGCGCCTGTCACTGCCGGAAGAATTCGCCGAATGGCCCAATCACCTGCGCGAGGCCGAGGTACAGGATTGGTGTGTCCAGCAGCTGCTGCCACGCATGCATCTGTTCGATGAACTGAAACTGTCCTATTTCGGCGAGGACTTTGGCCGTAGTGGTGACACCACACTGATCATGCCCGCCCAGCAGCAGGCCAATATGGACCTGCATGTGCCGTTCGCGCTGGAGTTGCGCAACGTGCCGTTCGAGCAGCAGAAGCAGGTGCTCTTGTACTTGGTGAGTCGCTTGCCGCGCTTCCAGGCCGGGGCGCTGGATGCCACCGGAAATGGTGCGTACCTCGCCGAGGTTGCCAAGCAGCAGTTCGGTGGCTCACGGATCAGCGAGATCAAGCTGTCCACCGAGTGGTACCGGCTGCATATGCCGCGTTTTCGAACCGCCTTTGAAGATCGTTCTATCCTCATCCCCCGTCATGCCGATATGACCTCTGACATGCTCTCGGTGACCATGAACAAGGGCGTGGCCAAGGTGGCCGATGACGCCCGGTACCGGGGCACGGATGGCAAGCAGCGTCACGGTGAGGCGGCCATCGCGCTGGCCATGCTGCTGTTTGCCGTGGCCGAGATGGAGCCTGTGCCAATGGAGTTCGAGTCTACAGGCGTGAAGCGCCAGGCGATGGGGGCATTCGCTGAGCGCGAAGGTGGCAGCCGTGTCAGCGATGCCGCGTTTGGCGTGGTGCGTGGCGGGACCAACTTGGGAGGCTTCTGATGCCAGACTTTGAATCCAATGAATCCGGTTTGATGGTGCCTGCCGCGTTCGCCGAGCAGCGCCGGCGCGGTATCCGCCCGGAGATGCGAGAAGTCGCCTCCACAGCCGATGGGCGAGACATCACCCGGGGCATGGTGGATCCGATGTTGATCCAGCCACCCACGGACAGCGTGCTGCGCCTTCGCGGTGCCACAGACTATCGGCTGTATAAGGAAGTCCTGCGTGATGACCAGGTGTCCAGCACCCTGCAGCAGCGACGCCTCGCCGTTACATCACGCGAGTGGGAAGTCATGCCTGGCGGAAAGTCTGCGGCTGACAAGGCGGCAGCGGATTTCTTGCGCGAGCAGCTCAACAGCATTCGCTTCGATGCCATCACTGGCAAGATGCTGTTTGGCATCTTCTACGGCTTTGCCGTGGCGGAGTGTCTCTGGGCCCGTGACGGCCGGCACATCGTGATCGACCAGATCAAGGTCCGTGACCGGGCCCGGTTTGGCTTCGACGGTCTCAACCGCCTGCGCCTTAAAACCATGTCGAACCCCAACGGTGAACTGCTCGAGGATCGCAAGTTCTGGTGCTTTCAGACGGGCTCAGATCATGACGATGAGCCGTATGGTCTCGGTCTCGCACATTGGCTCTACTGGCCGGTGTTCTTCAAGCGCAATGGCATGAAATTCTGGCTGATCTTCCTGGAGAAGTTTGGCCAACCCACCGCGAAGGGCAGTTACCCGGCTAACGCCAGCGACTACGAGCGCCAGCGATTGCTCGCGGCCCTGGAAGCCATCAGCACCGATGCCGGTGTCATCGTGCCCGAAGGCATGCAGATTGACCTGATTGAGGCCGCGCGCTCGGGTACGGCGGACTACACCTCACTGTATGACCGGATGGACAAGGCCATTGCCAAGGTGGTGCTGGGTCAGACGGCGAGCACTGAGGGCACGGCCGGCAAGCTCGGCAACGAGGAGCTGCAGGGCGACGTGCGCCTGGAACTGGTGAAGGCCGATGCGGACCTGGTGTGCCAGTCATTCAACTTGAGCGTGGCCAAATGGCTGACCGAATGGAACTACCCGAATGCCAACCCGCCAATGGTGTGGCGCAAGGTGGAAGATCCCGAAGACCTCAACCAGGTGGCCGAGCGCTATGAGAGGCTGCACAACATGGGCTTCCGACCGACTGAGGCGCACTTCAAGGAAGTGTTTGGTGGTGAGTGGGAGACCGTTCAGCCCGTAGCGGAACCTGCACCAGGTGATCCTGCTTCCTTTGCGGAAAAAGAGCTCGAGGACGCCGTTGAGCAGCAGGTCCAGCAGCTGGCGAAGGTCGCCGACGGTGAAGTGGCCAATATGGCCGATCGCATACGGTCGGTACTCAATACAGCAGAGTCACTGGAAGCCTTCGCCGAGCAGCTCGCGGACTTGTTCCCGGCGCTGGATCCACAGTCCGAGGCCTTCGCTGATGTAATGGCACAAGCGATGCTGGCCGCCAACATGGCCGGTCGGTTCGATATCACTGATGAAATGGGGAGTGCGTAATGGAGAACCAGCACCGCAAGATCGAGGGCTACCGTGAGCTGAGTCAGGCGGAAATCGCGCTGATGAATGAGATCAAGCAGCTGGGTCACCGTATTGAAGCGGTGATGGACAAGGTGGCCAGTCATCACCAGGAGCAGCGTGTTGTCGCCGAACAAAAACCGGCGGAAAGCCTTCGCCTGCGCAACGCTGAACCTGAGCGCTGGGCCACTATCGGAAAGACCCAGCTGCAGC